ATGTTGGATTACCTCTTTGGCTTGGGGTTGCATGACGCCCCTATGGGGTCGCCGGGGGAAAGATCAGTTGGTCTTCGCCGGGGCGTAGCCCGCCGAGGCGAAGATCGAGTCCGGGATCGACATCTGGTCGTTCCCTTCGTCGCCGGTTTCTGCGCCGACGTTCGGGTTGCCCGTCTCCATCGCACGCTCGAAGCCCGACTTCTGCTGGCCCTTGGGAGCGTCGCCTTTGGGGGCCACGGCTTCTTCCGGCAGCTTCGCGAGCTGTTCGCTGGCCTTGTCGGCGGGGACGCCGAGATCGACCATCATCTGCGCTGCGGCCGGGCGCTTCTTCGCCTCGTCCGAGCCCATGATCGCAGTCACGCGCTCGCGCTCTGCGGTCACGCCGTCATTGGTGCCTTGGGACTTGCCCTCGGCCAACCCGGCCGCATGTCCTTCAGCCTTTGCGGCCGAGATCGCTGCGTCCATCTGTTCCTGCGTGAAGCTCATTTGTTCATCCTCTGCTTCGGCCACTTCTTGCGTGAAGATGACCATCTCTTCGTCAAGCGCCCCGATCCTATCCGCAAAACCCTGCGCCGTGGAGTCCTGCGCGTCGTAAGTCAAAGCCTCGGTGGCTCTGACATCTTTACCCTCGATCCCACGGTTCCGGGCAACCATTCCCGTGAACGAACCGTAGATTTTGTCGATTCTCCCCTGAATACGGTCTTTTACCGAATCAGGCAACTTCTCGTAGGCATTGCCGTCAACCTTATGTTTCCCGGCGTAGATCAGGGTCATCTTGATTCCCATGCGTTCCATCGCACCGGACACGTCGATATGCGCGGTGACGACGCCGACCGAGCCGGTGCCTCCCGAGCGCGTGACGACGACATCGGTTGCCGAGCTGGCGAGCGCATAGGCCGCAGAGTAGGCGTGATCCGCTGCGAACGCCCGGATCGGCTTTTCCTGCCGGGCCTCGTAAATCTTGTCGGCCAGCTCGAAGCAGCCCGCAACCTCGCCGCCGGGGCTGTCGCAGATCAGGGCAATGGCTTTCACCTGCGGGTCGGCAACGCCCCGGGCCAGCGCCATCTCGATATACTTGTAGCCGGTCGCCCAGCGGCCGAACTGGTAGCTGAAGCGATTCAGGAGCGTGCCTTGCACCGGAATCTGAAGCACGCCGTTGTGGACGACGTAGGGGCGGTAGGGGTGTTCGTCCCGGCCCCAGAACTCGTCTGCCTGCATGGACGCGGCCGACATACCCTCGTTGAGCAGCTTGGCCGCGTCCGGGTCCGTCGAGAGATACTGGATCGTCGAGGCGATGACATCGACCTTGGCAGGCTCGATCAGCAGTGGCTCCCCGGAGAAGGCTTGCGCCAGCGGGTGAAGGTTATTCGTCGGCATCTTGGCCCTCCGTTCCGTCGTCTTCCTGCTCTCGCGGAGTCCCGGAGGCGGCGTTGACGCTGTTGTCTTCCTGAAGCTCGATGTTGCGCAGCTCCCGCTCCTTCTTCTCGCGTTCGAGCTGGGCGTAAGTCTTGCGCCAGTCTTTGCCGAGCCGTGCAAGTTCGTCCTCGTGCGTGGAGAGACCATACTTGATCCGCAACACGGCCGCTTGTGTTTCTTTCAGCTCGTCGATCTGGCCGCGCGCCGCGCCGATCCAGTCCGCTTCCGCCAGCGCGTCGAACATGAGGTTCTGGTAGCCGTTGGTGTAGAGCTTGTCAGCCTCGGACGCAGGGAAAGTCGTGAGCATGTCCTTGTTGATCGCCTCTTCCAGCCAGAGCCGGTAGATCGAGTTCGCCATCGCGTCCGCGATGATCCGCTTCCGGGACTGCATGAACTTCCACGTGTTCGACATCGCCGCCCGGGCGGACGAGTAGTTCGTCTTGGTGTAGTCCTTGGATAGTTCCTCGTAGGACACGCCGAGCGAGACCGCGACGTAGCGCAGCAGCGATTGCTCGAAGTCCTGACCGACGCCCTGCGGAGCCCCGGCGTTCTGGAAGTTGAGCTTGGTGCCCGGGAACAGGTGCGGGATTTTCACCCCGTCGATCAGCATGTTCTTCGAGGCCCCGACATACTCGTTGACGGCTTCGAGGAAGTGCGAGGCGTAGTCCACCGCACCGGAGCCAAACGACCCCTGCCCGCCGCCGCCAGCCCCGAGCTGTTCGTAGACCGCCTGCGCGGGCAGCTCCGATTCGATGGTGGCTGCGTAGGTCGCCGCGAGGACGGCCTTCTGAAGCGTCACGTCCCGGAACTTGCGGGTTATCGCAATCTCCCGGAGACCGGCAGCCATGTCGGCCACGGCCCGGGTCTGGTCCACGCGCTTCTGCTCCCGGAAGTAGAGAACCTGCGCACGGCCCCAAGGCTTGCGCCACGGCACTTCCTTCCACCACTGCTCCATGCTTCCGGCCGAGCCGTAGGGGAAGTGGTAGTCGGCTGGGTGCCGGGTGCGGATGAACGCGGAGATCGGAGCACCGTAGGGGTCTTTCTTGATCCCGCCACGGATGCGCGAATCGAACTGCATGGTGGTCGGCGTCGAGAGTCGGTCAGGGTCGATCATCTGGATCGCCGTGTTGAACTCCCGGGCCTGCTGCTTCGGCCACTCGACCGTCGCCAGAACCTCGCCACCGAAGACGGTCACGCCCACGGCCAACCGGATCAAGCCGGTGAAGTCATTCTGCCGGGAAGCGTCCACCCAATTCTGCGGGCTCTCGGCCCAGAGGGTGAACTTCTGCTCGACCTCTTCCTGAAAAGCCTCGGCCCACTCTTCATCCTTGCCCAGCACGGCCCACGAGGGCTTCGAGTTGAGCATGTAGAAGGCCCCGACGATGGAGTCCTTGTGGAGCTGCGCCCCACCTTGGACGTAGCCGTCATTCCGGCCGAGGTCGCGCGCTCGTGCGTCCAGCGTGTCCTTGTCCGGGAGCATGTCGAGGTCTGCCGACTGAAGCGCGGGCCGCCATCCTGCGATCTGCTTGTCCATGCGGGCTGCGCCGTCATAACCGCCACGCCCCAGCGCGGCAGAAACCGGCAGGGGCGATCCGACTAGGCTGTCAATTTCCCGCAGCTCGTGCGTGGTCAAGTCTTCCATGTCAGAGCATCCATGCGTTCAACGGCCCGGTGATCCCCGTCGGCTTGCCGAGAAGGGACTTCAGTTCCGTGATGTATGCCTGAAGACGACCTGCATTGGCAACCGCGAACTCCACACGCTCGCCGTTCTGGTCAACGAAGACCCGGGCTTGCTTGCCGAGGCGCAGGTCGTGATATGCTGTCTCTGCGTCCGCGAGGCGCGTTTCGTAGAGGGTCCGCTGTTCGGTAGTAAGGTTCATGCGAGGCTCCCTGCAAGGTCTTTGAACGAGCGCCGGGTCTTCTGTTCCGCGTCAAAGGGCTTATCGTTCACAACCGGGTCAAATACCAGATCGTTCTCGTCCCATTCAGCAGCCCAGAGCGGAGGTTCCCCTACGAGGTCGAGCCGTTCAAGGTTGATCGTCGGTGTCAGAGTAGCCGCCATGCAGTAAGCGAGCAAGTCCCAGCTTTCGTTGCGGTATCTCTTGGGGTTGAGCCAGCCCTTGTTCGGGTCTTTGACCTCGACCGTCAGCTCGGTATAGAAGTTGTCGCCCAGCCAATTCGGGAACACGAACCGGCCGCCGGGCTCCGTGCGATCTAGCCGGTGATCGACCATATCCTTGACCAAGTTCGTGTTGATGAAGAGCACCGGGATTTCCCCGCGTGCGCCTGCATGTCGGTCTTTTCTTTGGGAATCAGGGAAGTCGATCTTCACCCGGGGGGCGTTCTTGGTCGAGGCACCCTTCAGCAGAGTGAACCGCCCAGCCATGCCGTGCTGCCACTCATACTCGCCTTGGTCCTCGGTCGGGAGGGGCTTGCCGTCTTCGCCCACGGGGTCGCCGTGCCGGAGCCAGCGCACGAAGTCATAGGCGTTCGCCGTGACGCCCTCTTTACCGCCAGAGTCGCAGACGGTGAAGCGAATCGCCATCCTGCGCCCCGAGCCGTCGCCCAGCTCGTAGCTCTTCTGGATCACCTGCTCGGCCACCAGCTTCCAGTCCTCGGGATAGGCCCCGGGATTCACCCAAAGCACCTGATCCTCGCGCTCCGGGTCCGGGCGCTTGGAGTGCCGAATCTCGAAGCGGTCGATCACGTAGATGTCGCCGTTGGCCGCGATCCCGTGAACCTGCACGACGAAGCGGTTCTTCTGCACGTCGATTGAGGCGACCAAGAACCGGACGCCGACCGGAACAACCCGGTCGCCCAGATCGCGAGCCCGGGCCTTGATCGCTTCTGGCACCCGGTCGTTCGCAAGGCTCTTGGGGGTGTAGGCTTCCCCCTGATCCGTGTTGACCGTCGCCTTCAGGGCTTCCTCTGACCCGGTGCTCTCGTATTCCGCCTCGGCCGTCAGGTGGCGATGCACGAGCGTCTTCCAGTCAGAGAACGCGGCCGCGACCCCCTTCAGCCAGAACGAGGCCGTGGACGAGCGCGATGCCGTCCCGACGATCAGACCCTCGGGCGTCCAGAGCTG